GCTTTCTTTTGCTCCCAAAGGTCTTGGCTACCGCTTTCTTTATCAAGGTCTACCCCCTGAATACCAGCCATGAACTTCTTTTCCTGGTAATCTAAATCTCTTTTTACGTTAAGTATTGATGTTAGTTCTGGCATAGATATTGATGATTCAAGCTCTTCAAAATCTTTCCATATTCCTAAAAGGAATACCTCTGCCTCTAGTGTTGCTAGATCAAGGGTTTCCCAGGTAGATCCGCTATCGACTGCCTGATCTTTTACTGGCTCTTCTTCATCTTCTCCGTCAATCTTAATTCCAGCCGCAATGTCTAATACTCTATAGATAGCTGGTAGGTTAAGGTTATCTTCTAAATCTTCTATAGTTTTTATAGATGGATAGAACTGTTTCATACATACCCTGGCACATTGTGCTAATGCAGAAACAGCCTCTGCGTCATCCTTTGCAGATTTAACACCTTCAAACTCTTTCATAAATTCTCTAAGGTATTTAATCTTTAGCGGTGTTAGGTATATCTCTGTTCCATCTATTAATGTAGTGGTTCCTGTTTCATAAATTTCTGTTGCCATACATCTATTGTACCAAAAACAAAACTGCCCAGAGCCGAAACCCTGAGCAGTTCTGATTGTATTAAATTATGATGCGAGTGTGCGATCTACAATCTTTCCATAAGACGCATTGTCGTTAGGAAGAAGTCTGAATGAGACCTCGAACATTGTAGCTTCGTCACGCTTTGCTGATACTGTAACGCTTTCGATTGAAAGAGCACGGTAAGCAACGTAGATTCGCTCAATTGATGAACCAGCTGCACAGTCTCCTGTACCTGGACCAACTGCAACGAGACCACGCTCAACTGGACATTCTCCAATGTTTCCTGCACCAAGATTTAGAACTCGGTCACCGTCGTAAGTTGGTGTTCCGAATGCACTCTGTGATGTTGCACTGGTGTATGTAGCTGAAAGGTCGCTTGATTGTCCTGCAATTGCGAAAAGCAAATTGTCCAGTGTTGCTTCAGCGAATGCTGTGTTAAGGTTAACCTGCATTCCCTGCTTGTAAAGCTTAGCAACGTCGAGAACCTGGTCAACCTGTACCTCACCGAAGTCAGGCTGGAAGACAATTTCAAGACCATTCATTGTGTAACCAACGTTACGGAAGTCAACCTCATTTGTTGCATTTGCGAGAGTATCCTTGTAGGAAATGTTGGTTTGGAAGTTGGGAAGATCTAGTTCAGCCTGAGTGTTGGTAATACCACCACTGTTGTTCTGACCAATCGGACCATCTTCGTATGTGAAAAGTGCTGCTGCACCAACGATGATGTTAGCACTTGTACCACGTGAATAGGGCATATTTATTTCACCTCTTTCTTGTTATAGAATTTTGGGTGGGTGTTTCCTCTTTATAAGTATATATGGTTATTATGCAAATGAGTCTGATTTGTGCCAGTCATAGTCAATAATTATTTTATTTCCTGCATATGTACGAGCAGTACCAAAATCTATAATGTCACGAGTTTCTTCAAGTTGATAGATCTTAATTTCGTGAAAGTATGGTAGTAAAAAGTCTGTTCCATCGAAAGTGACTTTCTTGTGTACCTTGCCATCAACAGTTACTGTACCGCTTACCTTTGAAGCAATCCAAGCATTTAAGTCTTTGGCAGAGTCGTCTCCATTGTCAAGAAGATCCTGTATCTCTTGTGTCATTTCTATAAGGTTTACTACAGCTGTTTCTGTCAGTGCATAGAAATAGTAAAGTAGTTGTTCACACTTGATGTATGGGAATGGTGTGCGACGCATTTTAAACATTCTGTCGAATACCGCTGCCTGTCCTTGGAAAGTGTATCTTGATGTACCGCCAGATGTTAAAACATCTAGGCTAAAACTTTCTGCAACACTAAAGTCGCTTGGGTATGTTGGAAACATTGGAACTGCTCCAAAACCTCTACCTGCAAGTTTTTCCTGCAAATACTTATTAATAAAAATTGGGGGATAGTAAATAGCCATTATCGTTTAACTCCTATGTTTGCAATCCAGGTATAACCTGTTGAGATACCAACAGATCTACCGCCACGTTTTCCTGCGGATAGATTTTTGGTAAAAGCTGAAGGATTACGAATATAATCCATAACTCCACTAACTCTTAAAAATGCTTGTGAAAAATAGTTATTAAAAAATGAATCGAATGTTTTTTCAAATCCACCTTGAGCCTGGATCCCACCAGGATTATCCACTACAATTGGATTTTTTGTAAACACTTGCTCACCGTTATCCTCGAAAGCAAGCACAGATGCATTACGAGGTCTAATTGTAACTGGAATTCCGTTTTCCATAATTCTTGCTTTGTCATAGAATGGAACAGTAGAGCCATTTTTTACTGAAACAGACTGCCTAAAGGTTGACTTAATTGATAAGCCTAAGCCAGAAACCGTATAGTCAATGTCGAACAGTCTTGCATTGGGGCTGCCAGTTTGATCCCACTCATACATGTGCTGAAGTATTGCTGGATTTGTTCTGGCAGAAGAGTCGATGTATTGTTTAATTAAATCAATAGCGTCTTTTCCTACTGCGTTAAGTATGTGGTTTCTTCCTCGCTTCACGCCTTCTGTGAATCCAAAAGAGTACTGAATCATATTGTTCATTTCTTTAAGAAAGAGGGTGTCGTTAAATCTTGCTTTCATTATACATCCGCCCCCTGATTTTCAGAACGGCGTAGGACTACCTTGTAATATTCTACAGAACCAAAGGGATTAACGAATGGAGCCTGTGTTGCAATTTCAAATAGTGTTGACTTTCCGTTTCTTGGTCCAGATGTTTCAAGGTAGATTGGATTATCGAACTTGTCACGAATGTTTGTTATAACGACATTAGTTGCTGCATTCTTTGCATCAACACTTGAAATGCGAATATCTTTTTTTACTCTTCCTAGCAAAATAAAATCTGTTTTAATATCTGGATCTGGCTTGATGTCTTCTTTATATGATACGCCAGCTTCATTAAATGAGCAAACAATTATTTTGTCTAGAACCCAGGTTTTTGTGACATTTCCGTAAGCAGTTGTTTCACTAATTGGGTAGTAAACGTCTGCCATCATGGGGAACATAAAGTCTGGGGTTTCGCAAATAGACATTACAGCACCCCTAGTCTTGTAATAGACTTAGCATACTTAGAAAGTATCTTGTCTACAAGAATATTACCTGTTCCTTCAAATGATCGCTTATCGAACTGTAGCTTATACTGGTCGGTATTGTATGCTGTGACATATCGTTTGTAATAGTCAAGTTGACCGCACTCAATGTCTGTTATTAGTAAGCCGACGGCACGAGCAATGTCTGATGGGACTGATGTGTATCCAGACTCTACAACAACTCTGTAGTCGTATGTTTTAGGAAAGCCACCCCATACCCCAAAGTTTAAATCTAAGTAGTCTGTGCTTCCAGCAGGAAGAATAAGACTTGCACTTTCACCTCTATTTAATTCTCCTGTATAGCTTTGAGTTATAGAAGTTTTATCTTTTGTAATCTCAAAATTACGCACATAGGCTGTTGGGTTGCTTGCATCATAAATAAGAACGTTGTTCTCGTATACCTGCAAAAGCTTCTTTGCATCTACCCATAGTGGCAAGTAGTCCGCCCCAAGACCAGTAGTCTCAAAAGTTGTTTTCTTGTAGTAAAATCCTTGTGGAATTACAGAGTCAACAATTGCTCTTGCCAATTCTTCATTCAATGTTTTTGCAGCTATGTCAGACGCTGTGTCTGCTAGTGTGTTTGAGTCTAGGTATGGTCTACGAACCTGATAAGTCTCGTCTTGAAGAACGTCTCCCGACGCATCCGTAATTACAACTCTGTAGTCTGAGTCATACCTTCCTGACAATGTGATTGTCCACACATAAGCTGCATTGTCTGTTACGGTTTGTGTAGTTGAACTAAGGTCTGCCAAGTCAGTAATGGTTGCTGTAAACACCTCATTAGTTGTATAAGTCGCTGGGATAGTATATGTAAACCCAACGCTAGTGTATGGCGATAACCTTAGTAATTCCATTAAATTCCGTACTCCTTTGCAACCTCTTCTGGGGTTGCGGTACGCACGTGATCTCGCTTAAGCCACTTTTCGGCTTCTGCTTTATCTAGAATATTGTACCCTTTATCAATCTTCCCTACGCCTTCCCACAAGACATTTCGTGTAGAGAACAATGCTACTGTTTCTTTCTTGACAACTTTAGGCTCTACCGCCTTTACTTTTGGTGACCTACTTGCGGCTCCTGAGCCAATAGCACCATTCTCCGTTTGGGTAATTGCCCCAGACTTTTTGCCACCTTTGGCAGTGGTACGAGATGAACCGATTACATTATCTTCATCTGTTTCTGGCATACCCTTTGATTTTTGTTTTAAATTTGTAATTGATTCTTCTAGTGCTTCTACAGAATTTTCTACCACTTCTTCAATTGTTTCTATCACTTCTTCAACCGTCTCTTCGACTGTTTCGATAATTGTTTCATTTGACATTAGAAACCTCCTTAGATAATTATATCAGATAGTAAGAGAGGCAGGGACCGAAATCCCTGCCTCCCCTAAGAGTAAGACTCAAATTATGAAGATGAATCCTGGCTGTCAGCATCAACCCAAGCTACAGCGTCTTCCTCTTCCCACTGAAGTCCGAAACGAACGAATACGGTGTATTCGATTGTGTCTTTCTTAGCAACGTATTCACGGTTTACAGTGATGTCTCGCTGGAAACCCCAAATGCGGTTTGAAGGGAATGTGAGGTCGATGTAGTTATCTGGGTAGTAAGGAACTTCCATTACTGGAACACCTAAGATACGAGTTGTACGAGCTTCTCCGATGATCTGATCAGTACCTGCAAGGTATGAATTGCGGTATTGATCTGTGAAGATGCTGTTTGCCCCAGTACCATTTGATCTGACAATATCCGCGAATGTGTCAGTGCTTGCATAGAACTTTAGACCGTTCTTAAGAGCACGATACTTTCTTGGTAGAGCAGAAATGATACCCTGAAGAACCTCTGGAGTGAATGCTCCGTTTGTAACAGTTGCAGAATACTCGTGAGCATCTCCACCGAAACGAACCTTGCGAACAAAGCCTTCCATAATGTTAAGGAATGCGTTGCCTCCAGTACCTGTACCATTAATGGCAAGGTCCTCAATGTCATTTGCGAATGCGTTGGTCATTAGACGAACAAGGTGGTCCTCAAGGGCTGCACCTTCAATGTTGTCTTCTAATGCCTCAGCAGAAACTTCCCAGTCAAGGCGAAGCTTCTTTGTTGTTAGTTCAACCTTAGCAAAGGTTGCACCTGCGTTTGTGTATGTCGCGTTAGCCTGGTTTGCAGCACGAATAACTCGTTCTCCAACGTTGACCTTTTCGAGTTCCATTGTATTGGCTCTCATTGTGACACGACGACCATCTTTAGCGAGAACTGTACCGTCCCAAACGTAGTCAATAAATCTACGAGCCTGTTCAGGTCGTAGAATACCACTACCTGCATCACCCGAAGGATTTACGGCGTTTGATCCAGTTGTAACACCAAAGTTTGCGGTGGGGATGTTTCCAAGTGTATCTG